TCCAACAGTTGATACCTGGATTGATGTTACTCAAATGGAGGCGAGAAATATCAATATGGAAGGTTCATACCTGGCTGTTTTCGATGCTATACAAGCTGAAGGCGATGGGACGGCAAGAACAGGTATATCACCAACTATCTGGGACTCATGGGAAACCACAAAGGTTAATCCTTCACTCGACTTATCTTTGAGTATTGCTGAGAATGATAACACCTCATTTAGAAAAGGTACAGAGGAGGAGTTCCTCTCCATGTTCAGAGGTGGTGGAACAAGAGCGGCAAATAGATTAGCTAAGAATGATGGTATAGTTCCTAGTAATTTTGAGGTTGAACGCGACTTCACAGACACAAGTATTCAAGCCTCTGGTACTGTTGGTGTTGAGCTCACTCAAGAAAGATCAGGTACTAAACAAAAAATAACCGAATCGATTGATACCGAATCCTTCGGTGATCGTATCGTATCTCGTGAAGTCATTCAGTATATGAGATCTCGTAATATTACGTTTACGGCTAGAAGTCTGAAACCATTCACTGAGGTTTATGCTTTCTTCGATAATGTTGATGTTAATAAGTATTGTGTACCTAAACTAATTGAAATTGAAATGGTCTCTGGCACATTTGAAGTCGGAGAGCTTGTTAAGGGTGTCATGGGTGAAGATTATGATCCATCTACAACAGGAGAAGACAATAGTGGGTCCAGTGAGTCTGTATCACCAGAGATTTCGTTCAGAGTTGCTTCCGCCAATCATAAGTATGGTCCATATGACGAAGCTACTGACACATATAACGAAAACCCATATATTTCTTCAGCGGGTGATACTATTAGTGCTGAATTTGGTGATATCAATGTATCTACAACTATTGCTGCTCGTGAAGCCCTTCCCGATAGTTATACAAAATCAACGACTGTATTGAATGTCGATATGGCTTCTTTATCTGATCAAAGTGAAGTTAAATATGCAGGATACATTGCTGAGGAAATGATACTTAAGGGAGATAAAAGTGGAGCAGAAGCTAAAGTTACCTCAAGAAAACTTATTACTGACAGAATTGGCACACTGATTGGTTCTTATAGAGTTCCAAGTTCCGATGATGATTCAGTTACTCCATTTGAAACTGGTAGATCAGTATTGAGACTCACTAGTAGTGAGATCAATAGTAAAATTCCTGGTACGGTTACTACCTCTGCCGAAGATATTTTCTTCTCAAGGGGTGATACAGATACTACCGAACAAACAACACTGTCTTTAAGAAATGCTAGAGTTGAAACTGTAGAAGTTACTGATGAACCAAGAACTATTAGTAATCAAATTAGTGATGAAGCAGCGGCATCTACAGATGGAAACGTTGGTAGTTTTAGTTCAAGGTTAACTGGTGAATATAAAGACCCTCTGGCACAAACCTTTATTGTTGATGATGAAACAGGGATTTACATTACGTCTCTTGGATTATACTTTCAACAAAAACCAACTGATTTTGATATACCAGTTACAATTGAAATTCGTGAAGTTGAATTGGGGACTCCAAGTCAGAAAATTCTCCCATACTCTACTGTAGAGAAAGAACCTGATGAGATTACTATCTCAAATGATGCCAGTATAGAAACAAAATTCGAATTTGAATCTCCTGTTTATCTAAATGGTCAGAGAGAATATGCAATTATCATCCTCTCCAACTCCACCGAGTATAGAGTATGGATTTCAAGATTGGGTGATACTGATGTTTCAACATTGGATGGTACAGAAGAAGGACAGGTTATTGTTTCTACACAGAGACTATTGGGTTCATTATATAAGTCACAAAACGCTTCTGTATGGACACCATCTCAGTATGAAGATCTTACCTTCCGACTGTTTAGAGCTGACTTTGTTCCTACTGGTTCCGTTCAGTTATTCAATCCACCTCTCCCACAAGATTTAGAAGTCATTCCAAATAACTCACTTGTTGTTGAATCTAGGACCATCAGAGTGGGTCTTGGAACCACAGTTGCTGATGTTGGGTTGTTAGATGGTCAACTAATTATTCAGGATGAAAGTGGAGCGACTGGTAGATTTGTTGGATATGGTGGATCAGTTATAACAGGAGAATTAAACATTACTAATGCTGGTGTTGGATATACTCCATTCTCTGGTGAATTTGAATATACTGATGTGGCTATGACATCCATTACTGGTCATGGTATCAATGCTACCGCTAGTTTCTTCATCAAAAATGGAGTTGCTATTGGGGCTACAATTATTGGTGGAGGAAGAGGTTATCAGATAGGTGACATTATCGCACCAGTCACAATTGGATCGGGACTTGGTGAAGGTATTAAAGTTTCTATCTCAACCATCTTTGGTAATAATGAACTGAATATTACTGACGTTCAGGGGGAGTTTGATACCAGTTCTAATACGGCTATTCTGAGGTATCAGAATAGTGATGGCGTCACAAATATACTTGATGTTTCTAGAAATCCAGGAGGTGTGTCTCCAGTATCACCAATTACTGTAGTTAATGATGGTCTTCACATCATAGTTTCTCATAAAAACCATGGTATGCATTCAAGTGGTAACATTGTCACTATTTCAAATGTTAACACCAGTATAACACCCACAAATCTATCTGTAGATTATGGTGATAGTGATACAGGAAGTATTTCTGTTGGGACCACGGCCAACTTGGATGAGTTTGAAGGTGTTAACGTTGCATCCACAAACCCTGGATACATCAAAATTGGTGATGAAATTATTTCATATACAGGAACAGGATCAAATTCCTTGACTGGTATTACTAGAGGTATTGACAATACAAACACTACCAATCACTCTCAAAATGATACTATAAGTAAGTATGAATTTGATGGTGTGTCATTGAGAAGAATCAACAAGACACATAATCTTAATGAAGTGACTGAGTCAAACCCATTTGGTCTAGACTTCTACAAAATTAAAATTGACATGTCAAAAAATGGCATTGATAGGAGTGTTAATACTGGTTCTGGAAAAGCGTTCTTTGAGAAAACAACTTTTGGTGGTGGATCAAATATGAGGGGAACTTACAATGTTCCATTCTCTCAGGTCGTTCCTGATTTTGCAACTATTACACCAACTGGAACATCTATCGATGCAACCATGAGAACAGTCTCCGCTACTAGTATCTCTGGTAATGAAAATTCATTCCTCGACCAAGGATTTAAACAAATTGGACTTGATAGAAATAATTATTTTGATTCTATGAGAATGATTTGTTCATCAATCAATGAAAAAACTTTCCTAGACAATCTTCCAGGTAACAGGTCACTCACAGTTGGTCTTAATATGTCCACAAATGACACGAGAATTTCTCCTGGTCTTGATCTTGACCAAGTAGCTATGACACTTACATCAAACAGAGTAAATCAACCAATTACAGATTATGCTAACGATTCTAGGGTAAATACAACTAAAGATGATCCTAACAATTTCTTCTATGTAACAAAAAATATTAGACTTAAAAATCCTGGAACTTCAATCCAAGTTCTTCTGGACGCTTATTTGACAGAAAATTCTGACATCAGAGCCTTCTATGTTCTTGATCAAGAAAAGTTAGAAGATGCTATTTTCATACCATTCCCAGGAACTAATAATTTCCTACCAAATGGTTCTGTAGCCGATCCTTCCAAGAGTAATGGTAGCACTGATATCAGAACACCTAAGACTAATGATCACGACCCAAATGCTTCATTGAGTCTGTATAGGGAACTCAAGTTCTCGATTGATAATCTTCCATTATTCTCATCCTTTAGAATTAAATTGATTGGTACATCAACCAATCAAGCACAACCACCTTTCATCAAAAACTTTAGAGCATTAGGTTTAGCATGACACTCATTCCAGTAAAAGGTCAATTGGGTCTATTTCGTGACAGTGAAACAGGATCTATTATCGATAATAGATCCAATGATTATGAATCATATGTATCTAACAGAGATAAACTCCTCTCCGAAAAGGAGAGGATTGATAAACTTGAATCTGACATTGGTGATATTAAACGTATGTTACAACAACTAACAAATGGCCAATAATACAATCACTTTCAACCCTGATTCCAATGCATCTGCGTATGGAGTTAATTTGGTTATCAATGCTGGTTCTGATTTTACTTCCACCTTTAGGGTAATCAGACCAAGTAAGACAAACTTTAACTTTGAGGGGTGGACTGGTTCTTCACAGATGACAAAGTCTGTGTCAATTGGTTCTAGTATGTCAGCCACTTCCACATTCAGTGTAGGATTTACAAGTGCTTTTGATGGTGAGTTTAAGATTACTCTAGGGAAGTCAGAGACGAGAGTTTTGAGAAATGGTAGATATGTATGGGATGTGTTGGTAAGCTCTGGTACAACCGTTTATAGACTAGCTGAGGGTAATGTTACGGTCATATCTGGTATCTCCGCCGCTCCCTAAATAATAAAAAGTTATAGTATATAAATGGCGCAGCCCTCTTCTAGACAAGAACTAATTGATTACTGCCTGAGGCAGTTGGGTGCCCCTGTAGTTGAAATTAATGTTGCCGATGAGCAGGTCCAAGATTTACTTGATGACGCTATTCAAATGTTTCAACAAAGACATTTTGATGGAGTAATTCAGACATTTTTAAAATATGAAATAACTCAGGCAGATAAAGATAGAGCACAAGCTGTTCCACCTGGAGCCCCAAGTGGTAGGGGATCAGTTGGAATGGCATCAACATCAGTAACAAGTGATATTGTAGGAACTACAACAACATTTACATATTATGAAAATAGTAATTATCTTGAGATTCCTAAGGATGTAATTGGAATCAATAAGGTATATCAGTGGGATGCCTTAATGGGTGTTAGTACCAGAAACATGTTCAGTTTAAAGTATCAGATGTTTCTGAATGATGTTCACTACTGGGGAACACAGGACATTCTGTCATATTCAATGTCAATGTCTTATCTTGAGACATTAAATTTCCTATTAAACACACATAAGGCAATCAGATTTAACCAAAGACAAGATAGGATGTATCTTGATGTATCATATGATGATTTAATTGTTGGTGATTATCTTGTTATCGATTGTTGGAAGGTTCTCAATCCTAATGAAGCTACTGGTGTATTTAATGATCCATTCTTGAAGAAGTATCTAACATCTCTAATTAAAAAACAATGGGGTCAAAACTTGATCAAATTCCAGGGTGTAAAACTACCTGGTGGTATTGAGTTTAACGGAAGACAAATCTATGACGATGCACAAGCTGAACTTGATAAGATTGAGGAGAAGATGATGTCCACATATGAGATTCCACCTCTTGATCTTATCGGGTAAAATGTTATGCTTAATCCATATTTCCTAAATGGTTCCAAGAACGAGCAGAATTTAGTTCAGGACCTAGTAAACGAACAACTTAAAATGTATGGGGTAGAAGTGTACTACCTCCCAAGACAGTATGCGACTGAGAAAAAGATAATCAAGGAGGTTATCGAATCGAAGTTTGAACATGCCTATCCACTTGAAGCATATGTGGATAGTTATGAAGGATTTGGTGGACAGGGAACAATTCTTTCTAAGTTTGGTATTCAAGAGAAAGATGACCTAACATTAGTCATATCCAAAGAAAGATTCTCAGATTACATCACACCCTTCATGAAGGACATTCCCAACATGAAGGGTGTCACTCACAGACCAAGAGAGGGTGATCTTATCTGGTTTCCACTTGGTGATAAA